AGACGCAACGACCGAGGTCAGTATGTCTAAATTTACATTCATTAGTAAGTTTTCATACACCTTACGGTACGGGTGAGAAGGATCGATCAAGATCCGTAATATGTACGAGAAAGGCATAACGCCTTTCTTAACAAACATAGTAGCTAACGACATAAAAGTCACATTAGCTGTCCCCCGGTCTCAGGCACGCTTCACGGAAAGACGCTTCACTCACAGAACCAGGCGTTTATAGCGAATACCGTTCGATAATAATTTATCTACAATATTAGCTCTACCCGCCAAAGTATTCTGCGAGATTCACATCCGCCACGAAACAGCTGACACATTCTCTCCATGCAACCCTGTTACCTTTGCAAACTCAAACATAGGCTTTGAGGATACCACACTTTTTGAAAGGTTTATCCCAACTCCCAACCTAGACATAACGTTTAGGTAGGACTCAGCAACATCCCGATCAAAAATACAGATATCATCGCCCAGCAACTCATAATTCGCATATCAAGAGGTATTATACCCTCTCGCAGCTCTATATGAAAGCTGAACAAGTAAATGATGAGTTAGAGCAAGCATGGCTCAAGATGAGAGAGCTCCCATTGGTTGACCCACGGCGTAACGTAAATATTTTGGAGAATCTGGATTATGCTCACCAACAGGTAAAACATAATCACGGTCTACCAAAAGACTGCGTCACGAGCGTGCAAAGCCCTCTCCTAAAAGAGAGGACAAAACAGCTTCCTGTATTACTACGGGTAGCCGGTCAGTTGCCGCTGAGAGATCATAACCATAAGAACCACCAGATACCTTAGCTTTCACGTGACACCGATTTACTGATGCCCGTTGGTCAAAGGTCCCATCATTAGGGAATTGAGACAGAATGGAAAAAAGGTAATCGTGCAACGGCTTCAGTGCGGATTGAGTCCACACATCTACCATCGCAAAAACACGCAGTTTCCCCGCCGCCTCTTCCTTTATAGAAAGCTGACCCTCTCCCTTAAGAGATGGAGTAGCTTTCAAATGACGGTACTCTGGGCCAATACGAGGGTAAAACAGTGGTAAGGACTGAGCCAACCATTCCAAATAAAACAGGAATGAGGGAATAGTTCTTTTAACCACTTCTCGCAAGTCCAACCTTTGAGCCATGCTCAAAGAATCAGATAAGATACCCGTCCAAGAAGTAGGAGAGGAGGGTGATGCCTTTTCAAGGAATAACAACCTATTCGAAGACTTGAGACCATTTTTGTGGGCTGATAACAGGTTCAGAGTTAAACTCTTAATCCCATTAATCACCTCCTCAAGATAGTCCGTGTCCCCAGAGTAGGGATCGGTGATTGTGGAAAGCTTTAGCTTTCCTGGTATACGAATAATTCTATAGATAGAAAAAATCGTTAGTCACCAACGTATAATCGAAGGTGACCCCTTAATAATAGATAATCGATCTCGAGTACCTATTATCTTCGGAAGACCGCACCGAGCCAATCCTGGAAAAGGGTAATCCGCATTAAGCTCTCGAAAAGAGTCTAATGGATGCCCCGCAATCCGCTTTTGGACAGCAAGCTGGCAACATTTTAAGTAATGGACTACATAAGCTGGACCATATATCTTTCTTAATCTAAGAAGATAGTGGGCCACCTGAAATAGTTGATTATAGCGAATACGCGGCTTCACTTTGTTAGGGAAACTAGAAGCCACTAAACGTGGTCCTAGCTCCCGACAAAGTGCTAACAGTTGTAAACTGTTCAGGCTGATCATAGGCTCTGTCTTCCGCTCATCCTTAAACATTTCATGGACAGAGATAAAATTAAATTTTGTTTTTGACATGTCATGGTTAAGTATGTGTGGATCTCCTTCTCCACAGACACAAATACCCACAAGGTATCCCTCCACGGTTAGCCGGGACTGGTGTTTAACCAACCGTCTAAGCCGTATCAACAGGAGACCTATCAGGCAAAGTGCCAAAATAGGACAGAAACTACGCTAGTCATCATGGTTCCCCATGGCTAACGACCAGAAGCACCCGGACCGAGCTGGGCGAGTAAGACTCAACAGGAATTGAGTCCACACGCGCTCCAACTCTCGCCACACCTCCTCACTTACTGGGAAAGTCTCGAAAGAGACCCCAGAATCAGGAGAAGCTGTGACTCAAGACAAAGAGAAATCTTTTAATTGAGTACGGCTTTGGTAAAACCGTTTGAGGCCCCCAATAAAGGCCTGGAATCGGAAGGGATTAAAGTCCC